ACTCTGAATGACAAAAGGCTATGTCCGTGGACATAGCCTTTTGTTGTATCTTCCTGCTGTTTTAATTATCTTGGTGCCCGGGACCGGAATCGAACCGGTACGCCCTTACGGACGAGAGATTTTAAGTGATTTAGACGGTGGCGATTTCAGGTACTTGGATTAAATGTTGAGCGTTTGTTGACTTTCCGCTGAATTCTAAAGCGTTCGCCGCATCCCTCAGGAGGGCTGGATCCAGGTGGGCATAGCGCTCCGTCATCTTGACGGAACTATGCCCTAGCCACTTCATTACCTTATAAATATCAACCCCGGCGGCAACCAGCCGGGTTGCGCAGGTGTGCCGGGTGCAGTAGCAGCGGAAGCTCTTATCCTCCTGGAGACCCAACTCTTTCCTGATCCACTTCCAGACTTTGTCGATCTGCCATAAGGTGAACGTCCAGGGCTGGTCAGGATTTGTTTGTTCCCTTCTGGCCAGGATCTCTTTTACCCGCTTGGTCATCGGGATGCTGCGCGGTTTGGCGGTCTTATTTAGCCAGATGGTGATCAGGCCGGACTCGAAGTCGATATCCTTCCATGGGAGCTTCAGCATCTCACTGGTTCGGGTGCCGGTATCGATAAGACAGGGTAGCAGGTCAAGCATTTCCGGGTAGTGGGCCTGGAGCCCACCAAAGGTCCTCTCGCTGATGAGCTTTATAATGGAGGACTCTTCCCTACGACTGATCACCCTAATCCGCTGCAAGTCCTCCGGCGCCATCTCAATAAAATCGTAATCGGCCTTTGACCTCCGGAGTACCGTTCGCAGAGCAGCTCGGTAACGGTTGATGGTCGACTGTTCGAGCCCCCGGTCCTCGAGGGTCTCCACCAGGTCGTCATAGACGAGCTCCCCGAACTGCGAGAGGTGGATATCGCCGGTGATCTCGATGATCATTTCGACGTTGCGCTTGGACCGCGCGCCGGACTTATTATTTTTCCACTTACGTTTCCAGGTTGTCTCCAAGGCATCGGATAGTAAAGGGGTCGCGTCTACCTCGGGTTCGAAGAACTTCTTCTGGAAAACCTCGCTCTGTGATTCTTTAAGGACCTTCTCGGCCTGGCGCCGCTGCGGACCTACCTTCTGGATATGTCTCTTGCCGTTGACGCTGACCTTGATATACCAGTCGGCCGAATACGTCATCTGCAGCTTGCAACGAGGGCATGCAGGAGCAACCGCAAGCGGATCGTCTTCATAGGACTGCTTCCCGCATTTACAGCGGAGTATTTTGAAGATTTCCTTTTTCATGCACCTAATCCTTATTGTTACAAAATACTTTTTTTAGTAAATTTATACTTAATCATTGTGTTTGTAGCTTCTATCACCTCTATTTCTAACCCTCTGAATCCTATAATCATAGGCGATGATAACTCATAACTCAAATCTTGGTAAAATGCAGGCCTAGCCATATCATTCGTAAATTCTCTATAAGTCATTTTTATAGCGTCTTTAGATTTACCATTATACAATATTTCTTTTTTTACCGAACCGTGTGCATAGGACTTAGTTTTATTTAGTTTAAGACCAGAATAGTCGGATACTGATACCGAGGATCCAGGATAATCGCAGTAGCTAAACCCTTTCAATTCTCCATTGGGATTTATAAGCAGGCACATTCTGTATTTAGCATATCCCCTTGTTACGACTAAAGGCCGATCTGGCTGAGGTTCACACTCAAAATTTCCGTCACCCTTGACATAGCGTGCAGTAAAAATTGTTCCAGGATTGATTGGTTCAAAGTCAAAGTAACTATGTGGGAACGTAAGGGGTATCTTTTCTTGTGGTTCAAATGCCGGTGAAATAAGTGCATCTTCTTGGGTAGCGATCACATCACCGAGGGCCTTTACCTGGATCTCACCGATAAAAAAATTGTCGGTTTTGTCGGGAATTGGCATAACTGTTTTATGGTTACTCCCACACCCAGCAATTAAAATAGAAACAAGCAATACAATTAGTAAATATCTCACCTAACACCCCCTGTTAAAGTTATTCACAATTTCAACGTGATGCTGTATAAACATTTGCAATGGCCCCTGCCGATCCGCTTAAGACCGTAAAGTTGCAGATCAGAATGACCCCGATGGAGAGAGAATATTTAGATGCCCTTGCCTCTCGGCAACAAATGACTGCCTCTGAATACATCAGGTGGAGCATTCGTAAGGCTGCCGAGAAAGTGAAACTATAAACTTCCCCTCCTTTTGTCTGGATACCAAGCCTGTCTCTAATTTTGTCATGACATATGTAATGACAGACCGTCTTTAATGATGTGACATACTATGTCACTCAAGGCGCGTTTACGTTAAAATTTTTGTTGCTAATGAGAAACCGAGGTAGTAGTTTTTCTTTCATCGATGCGGCCCAAGCTTAGCAAAATGGACGGGTGTGGTGAAATGCGTACTGTTGAAATTGATTGTTATGTTAATGGTTTAGAGGCTGAATACGCTAAAATATCACCGGAAGATAGGTTGCTCGAAATTAGCCGTATCCTCAATAGCAGCGTAAAGCCACTAGCAAAGTTGGTAGCCATTGCCATTGTCACTAACTCCCATTCTTAGCTTTACGCTTTCTCTCCATTATCAAGAATAGATACTCTTCAAGTTCCTCGTCAGACTCTAGATCGAGCAGCTCCTCGATCTTCGCACGAGTCGGAGACTGGAGCTTTGTGTGCCCCGTTTTCGATGGAGTGCTCGAGTCTGTATCACCCTGTAAAAACTCTACACTGACACCCAGGCCTTTGGCGATGCTCTGCCATGTCTTCATGTCCGGCTCTGTATCAGACTCCGTGTAGTTGTAGAATGATGCCGCAGAGAAGCCACAATCCTGAGCAACCCGCCGTATACTCCCCGTCTTCTCATGTTTTTCTTTTAACATTTGTGCCAGTCGTGGATATTTCATATGCATAAAATAACCTTATAAAATAGATTGACAAGCGTTGTTCAGAGTGATAAACACTTAACCATGGCAGTCACAGGAAACCACAGGAAATTGTTTTTACTGTCCATTCCTGTGGACGATAAGAGGGAAAAGCATGTTGGACTTTGAGGCAAAGAAGATTAGCGAACTAAGGGTGGGTAAAGGGCTTACGGTGCAGGAGTTTGCGTATATCGTAGGGACATCCAAACAGGCGGTAAGCGCTTGGGAAACTGGATCGACTCTCCCCAGGGTCGATACTCTGCTTAAGATTTGCAATAGGTTTAACGTCCCGGTAAATTTTTTTATCTTTAGTGTTCATCACTCTGAACAACACTAGGCGGTGCCTAAAATGGTCCAAGGTTCCTTACTTTTCCCCGTGAAAGACGAAATCCCGGATAGCGTCATCGCCAAATGCAAAGACTTCAAGAGCGCGATTAGGCTCTGTATTGAAGCCTCTGGCCTTGAGAGGAAGGAGGTCGGTTTTGCTCTTAGCCTGCAAGATGCCCACCTCTCCCGCATGTTGGCAGATGTAAACGGGAGTGAAGAACGGCATTTCCCCGTCAATCTGCTCCAGAAACTCATGGCCGCCTGCGGCAATGATGTCCCCTTGAGGTGGCTTGCGCTGCAGCGAGGTTTTGGACTCTATCGTCTCAAGACTGAACTGGAACTGGAAAACGAAAGGCTTCGGCAGGAGCTGGATAATAAAGAGCGCGAACATAAAACCATGTTGAAAATGTTCAGAGAACTGAAGGGCTAAATCCTATGGATCATTCCGAACTCAAATTTATTGCTGCCGAGCTTTCCCGGCTGATGAAGGATGAAGGTCTTACCTTTTCAGGAGGAAGCACACCGCTGGCACAGCCTTCAACCAGGCAGCAGAGGATTGATCTTGAGTACCAACAAGACGTGGTCAAGGCTGTTGCCAGGATGGAAAGAAAGGCACAGGCGGCCAAGTTGCTACGCGGGCAGCAGGGATCTTGGGAGGCTACCGTGAAAATGGATATCACAGCAATCGTCACAGCTTTGGAATCGGGCGGCTGGGTTTATGACAGCAAGTCCGAGACCTGGACCCATGAGGACGTAAGCGGCTTGACCTGGGCCGAGGCCGTTATCCACGATATCCAGGTGGCAGCAAGATGGAGAAGGTCGGCGTAACAGGGGATGAGCCATGAGCAATAAACATTTGGAAAAAATTAAACCAGCTAGCGAATCCAAATCAGAGAGCACGCTAGCTGGCCATGAGGGTGATGAGGCGAGGGGGGTCATGGATTATTCTTGCCGCCGGGTATCAACCGCAATAGATCGCCAGGGGGCTTTGGCTCGCCACCGTCGATCGCTTTATAAAAAAGCTGCAAAGCAAGTAGCCGCCTTGAAAGGTCTGGTTCTAGAAGTTCAGGCTCTTCGGCTTGAGAATGAAGAGCAGCTGCGACCTTTAAGAGGGTTTCTTCGGAGAAGCTGCGCAGAATAGCATCCGAGACATAGCCCTGTGCTTTTATCGTGGTCAGCAATTCGGCGCATAAGCTTACAAGATTTTTATTTAGTTCGATGAGTTCATCGTGGACAGGTTCCATCTAGGTGTCCCCTTTGGATAAAAGGTAAAAGGAGCGTTATATGTCGTTCTTAACCAGAAAAAGAATTCGTGTTGTACCTGCATGCTTTATCGCATCCCTGAATAGCGGGTGTGGAAAGGGCCGCCATCCAGGTTGTGGCCCCGAAAACGTACGCCTTTCAGGGTTAAGCATTTTACAGGCGAGGACCCGCTTATCGCCCGAAATTTATCCCTTAGTCATGAGTAGCAAATCTTTAGAAGAAATCAAACCAGCTAGCGCCCCCGTATCAGAGAGCACGCCAGCTGGTCATGAGGGTGATGAGGCAGAAGGCCGTTATTGTGGCGGGAAGAATATCGAGAACTGCCAGGCCATCGTTGGTAACGGCTTGGCGCGAATCTGCGCTACCTGCCCAGCATAAAGCAGGGTCAAGCATCTGGAGATATGTCCCTTATCCGGGCTACGTATTTTTCCATTAAGAACGCTTCGATTTGCCGTCCCTGCTGGTTGGCTTTGGTTGCAGCTTGCGAAATTACTGTGAACACTTTCTCCCTGGGTAGTATGTCGTTCTCGTGAAGAGTCTGGATCAAAGATGTGACGATAGATTGAAGGGCTCTGAACCGGGCAATATCCATTTGCTCAGTCGGTAATGATTCTGACTCAAATGTTTCATCTGTTGGCATAGTTTCTCTTCCTCCTCTGGTTTTTGGTTTGTTGGCGCTTCCCTTATACCAGAGAGGGGAAGGGATTTAAAGAAAGAGTTTGGAGATTCTCATGGATAAAGAGGCTGACAACATTTTACTGCAGAAGCTGAACGATCTGGATCGTAAGGTGTCGGCTCTTCTGTCGGAAAAAGCTTTCGACACGAAAATTCCCCTGGACCTCCGCGAGTGTGCCGAAGTCTGTCACGTCGAGCTCGGCTGGCTCCGTGAACGTGTGGCCTATAAAGAGATACCTGCCTACCGCAACGGAGATAAGGGATCATGGAGAGCGTTCCCAAAGGACGTAAAAGCCTTCGTCATGGCGAACACCAATCTTAAGCCGGTTCGCAGAAAGTCAGTATTAAGGGTTGCCATTTAATTTAATGTTTATGGGGAGGGGTTGTGACAGTTTTCGCCAGTAGGGTCCGCTGCGCGTATCTCAAGAAACGCTCTAATCAAGGCATGCTCCGCTTCACCCTTGCTCTATTGCTGGTAGCCGCCGCCTTCGGCTTCGCCGCTCGGCATGATGCGGAAGATCAGGTCTCGATGTCAGCAGAGGTTTCCCCTGCCGTCCGCGCTAACGTAGTCGCACGTTGGGATGCTCCGGCCAGCTATTTCTTCCCCCCTACCCCTTATCATCCAGCACGGCATTCCCACTCGGCACATGAGGTGGTGAAATGACCGCCGATATAGCATTTAAACGCGGGCGATCAGGTAGAGCAAATCTTCCCGAGGGTAAAACCTGCGGCGACTGCTTCCATGCGGACCGCTGCTGCAGCATGTTCGGCAGAATTCCCAAAGATGAGGTCTGCGACTGGTCACCGATCCGGTTTAGAGAAAAAGTTATTGAATCCGAGATGCCTGCAACGGTCTGTAAGATATGCGGCACGCGGAGAGAGCTGAAACTACATGCCATCAGCCAGTTTGTGACAGTGGCAGTTTCGGCCTGCAATGTCTGCCTGTCCACCCAAATGCTTACTGATACCGAAGTGGACCTCGTGAAAGAGCGCCTGGTGGATATCGGACGTTTCGCGATGGGGAGGGCATGGTGACCGGGCTGCGTCTGAAACAAGCCAAGAGGCTCCGCCTTGAGGCCCAATTATTACGTCTCAAGGCGGAGGCCGTTGGGGGAGTTAATCGCGAGCTTCTTTTGGCAAAGTCCAGCCTGACATCTCTTCGGCGAATAGAAATCTTAAATCAGCTTCTGAAAGAGAGAAAACTTTCGCAGGCGTCCAGTGGTGCTTTTGAATCAGGTAATAGTGGAGCGCTTCTAGACCCGTATGCTCTTTGTAGCCCTCGCGTTTGGCAAGGTGATGACCAAAACACACGAGATGATACTTTGACTCGCCCTCGGCAAGGCAAAGCCTCCTCTCTACTTTAAACCGTTCAGCATCAAGCTTTTCCATTTTTCTTCCTCCTCTTTATTTGGTTTGGTCGCGCAAATCTTATATCAGAGCGGGGGAGAAAATTAAATATTAATCATTTAAAGGGAGGCTGAGATGGAAAGAGTGAAAGTTTTGTCGGTTGGAGATATGGCGAAGTTTTACGCGGACTGCGATCTTGCTGATGGCCGTGCAGCCGATGGCCACCAGGTCGACCCTGAGGCTCCCGATACCGGGACTACCGAGGTTTAAAACGGAGGCTGCTCATGCTGGTCCCATGCAGAGATTGTAAACATGACGGTCGGTGTGAGCAGCAGATTGAGGTGGCCAAAAAGGTGCTGCATTCCTGGACCTACGGTGCTCTGGTCGAATGCAAGGATCGGGAGGAGCGTTTCTGGCGCGGCATCGAGGGCGTAGCGGCATGATAAACGAATTGAACAGAGATCTTTTATTCCAGCGGATGGCAGGCGGAGCCTTACGGGGTTCCGCCGCAGAGGAGATGGCAGCAATGAGACGTTGCACCGGCAAGTTAGAAAATGAGAGGCAGTGCTCTGTCGTACCTCTTCCTGGTGAGGAGATGTGCTCAGGCTGTAAAAAGCGGGGAGCTGCTCTCTATGTTAAGACAGCATCTGCGGCAAAACCTTTCCGTGCCCATGATCTGGAGCTTGGTAAGGCAGGGAAGCCGGCTAAGAGGGGTGCAGTGTCCGAAGCGCAGGCCGAGTTAGCCGCGGCTACCGCGCTGCCGATCCTTTGCCGGAGTTGCGCCGGGGATGGCGCCTGCGATATGTCCGAGATGGGGCAGACTATGTGTTCGGCCTATTGCCCGGAGGTAGCTATCCCGACTCAGGCACAGGAACAAGCCGCGCAGGCCGGGGCCCATCCTGCAGATCTCCCGATTACTCTGGTAGATATTGAAGCAGCTGCCGACGAGTACGTCGAGGCCGTAATCCAACGCGACGCAATTACTTCTCTCGCCTCTCCCCCCCCCCAAGACCAGATAGCCCCCTGCACAGCTCTGAGCGCTGTCATTGCGGCTCTGGTAGTTATTCCGGAACCTCCCCTGCCGGAGACTGCTGTGGTCCTCGAATTCGAGTCAGAGATGTACAGCCGGCTAGTAGACATCGGGGTCGGGACCGCAACTATCATCGAGCTGCTTCATCTTCTCTTTATCAGCAAGGAATACAGCCTGGTGCGCCATGCTGCTTAGGGAGCCAGAGACCTATGTTCCCGATAAAGGGCACAGCCTCACCCCTGAGGAGTTTGTCCAGGCTGTACGGAAAACGACTCATATCAGCAAGATCGTGAGCAAGACCTGCAAGCGTGAGAGTACCAACGACAGTTACCGACTCGGGAGGATTTGATGGCCACAATCGCACAACCGTCCCAGCTCAGCCAAGCCAGAATGAAGCGTGCGGCCGACGACCTGGTGCAGCTGCTCGAAGAGTACCTGCCGGCCGAGTCTCTCAACGGTCTCCAGGATGATCGACCCGACCTCGACCGCTACCTGCACGAGGCGAAGGTAGCGCTGACCACTGCAGCGGTTGATGGTGACAAACAAAGATTTGCCGAGGCGGTCAGAGGCTGCGCATCCATGTTCCTCCAGGTGGCTTGGGTTTGTGAGCGGGAAGAAAACAGGGTCCGCAGGATGACGCACAGCGGGTTTTACTCTGCTTGTGCTGGTGCAGGTATCAATTAAAACAGGAGGAATCATGAGTGAGCAGTCGGATTTAGTATCCCTGGCGAACTTAGGCAGGGGCGGCGCCATCGAGCGCTTTGATGATGAGTTCCAGCGCGCATTGGATAACGTGCTGGACGTGAATACCGGAGAGGGGGCCCGCACGGTTACCTTGAAGGTGAAACTGAAACCGAACAGCGCGCGGACGTTCTGTGAGGTTAACATTTCGTGCTCGGCGTCTCTTGCGAGTGCTAAGCCGTTTGCCACTCAGATCTTCGTTGGTAAGGAACGCGGCAAGGGTATCGCTACTGAGTACGATCCAGAGCAGCTCAAGCTGCCCATCACCGAGCCGACGCAGCTGAGATCGGTAGCAGGGGAGGTTAAGAAGATATGATCAAAGCCGGAATTGAAAAGATTCTCGAACTGGCGAAAGTCGAGCGCTTCCTGGTCGGAGAGCGCGAATACATTACCGCAAACGGGACGACTACCGCTATTCGCCCGCCTGTCCAGAAATCGTTTCAGGTAGGGAGCCTGACAGCGATCGCCAACTACTTCTCCAAGAACCCTGACGGGCTCCACCTCGCGGATATCATCGTTCATGTCGAAAGCCCGGTGAAGGTGAGGCTGATGTCCTCTGTCGTGCTCCCCTGGATCGACCGCCACGCCTATCTGGATGCTGAGAGTTCTCCTAAGGCATTCCCCTTTGGCCGGCCCATGGACGTTGAAAACTTCATCGTGTCCCTGCAGACATTCTTTGTCCCGACCGAGACCACGAAAGCCTTGCAAAAGTTGGTCAGCTCATTGTCCGATCAGTCTGCCGTAGATTACACCGACGATGGCATCGGACAGCAGGTAACGGCGAAAACGGGCATTGCCCGGGTCGGGACCGTAGATGTCCCCAATCCCGTGAGGTTAGCACCGTACCGTACCTTCCATGAGATCGCGCAGCCTGAGAGCGCTTTCGTCTTCAGGATCTCGAAGGGGAACCAGGGCCCGCTGTGCGTGCTCCATGAAGCGGACGGGGGTAACTGGGAACAGGAAGCAGTCGAGGCGATCCGCGGTTGGCTGGCAGAGAAATTGCCGGCAGGGACTGTGATACTGGCGTAACGGGCGATGGGTAAAGATTGAAGGTTGGACTCTACGGCACAGAGGCTGTGCCGTTAGACTCGAAGATTCAATTGGCAGTGACTATCGAGGGATGCAGATGAAGAAACTGATCGAACAATTGATAATCTATCTGGTCATTACATGGTTTCCATTCGTTACTCGATCTATCGTGAAGACGATCCTTGACGAGCTTGTAGTGCGTTCCAATACCACTTGCCCTTCCCCCCTTCCCCCGTCTGCCACCTGCGGGCCTTCCAGCGGTCATCTTGGACGGACGGCATGATCACCATGACCACGGATGGCATCGAAGACCTGTTGCAAGGTCTCAGCGGGATGCAGCGCCAGATACCCTATGCTGCAGCAAATGGGCTTAACGTCACGGCACGTCGGGTTAAGGACGGACTCCAGACTGCTATGGTATCCGTCTTTGATCGGCCGACTCCTTTTGTTCTTAATAGCCTACAGATGACTCCAGCCCGTGCACCACGGGTTATTGAGGCATCGGTATGGTTCAAAGACCCGCCTAACCTCGGCACTAAGGGCCACTACCTACTCCCCCAGGTAGAAGGTGGGAACAGGCCGATGAAGCCATACGAGATGGGCATGGGTGGTCGCTTCGTCCTGCCGAGCAAGTCCGTGGCCCTCGACCAGTACGGGAACCTAGGCCGTGGGCTGATCACCAAGTTGCTCTCCCTCTCTGGTGGGTTCCATGAAGTGGGCTTCTCCATGAACACAAGGGACAAGAATAAGAAGATGGAGTACTTCAGGCTGCTCACCAGCCGTGGCAAACTCCCTGCCGGTATCTACCAACGCATCGTGGGCAACGAGGCTGGCGGACGTGCTGGCCGCTTCCTCTTAGCCAGGGCTATCACCAAACAGGGCAAGATCAAGGGCGGGCTCAAGGCTCTACGCGATAGGACTAGAGAGCTTTACCCCCGGGGACTCAAGCCTGTTGTGCTTTTTACCCCGAAGATACCGAGCTATTCCAAGCGTTTCGACTTCTACGGTATCTCGGAGCGGATTGTTGAGAGCAACATCGAGCAGGATATGTCGCGTGCGATCGACGCTGAGATCGAGCGTGAGTTTGCCTACCGCGCTGGCAAGGCTCGCTCCTCCATGGTGATGACGTGAGCCCCCGCGCCCCCCGGTTCTCTTCACCCTCCAGATCATTATGGGCATGGGGTGCCGGTCGTTCCGTCCTCATGAAAGGCGCGGGTCCTCCCTGGGGGTCTCTCCTATGCGGGTAGTTCGACCCTCATCAATTCGCTACGTGTGAACTTTTTTTGAGTTGCAGATTTTCGGAGGGCTGAAAAGTGAGTGATGTTATTGGTTTGTCCGCTGGCAAGTGCCTAGCTAAATTTTCTGCCGACGATCTCTCCTGGCTGGGCGCCGGTTACTGGGTCATCGACCAGTTGCACCCGGCCGGTCAGCGTTGCCCGCACTGCCAGGCTGAACTGATCGATGAGAAGCGCCTCGCCCGTTGGTACCAGTGCGAGCGGATCCAGTGCCCGGACAAGGGGTGTGGCCGCTTTTTCACCTCCCTGACCGGAACGATCCTCCAGGCGGCCCAGCTCGATCCGCGCGAGATTTACCTTCTTGCGGTCCTTTCTGAGCTCGAAGTACCTGCCGCAAAAATAGCCAAGGTTATCGACGTCCATAAGGATACCGTACGCAGCTGGCAAGCAAAGTTTCAGGCTCTGGCGGAGGTCGTTGGTGCCTGATTCGGTTATTCCTGAAGATTATACCGCCCAGGTCGCCGCTCGGGTTGCCCTGGAAGCCGAACTTTTGCCGACTCCGGAGGCTACGCCCGTCCCGAGCCTGATCACCCCCGATCTGATCAGGCAGTGCCTGGCCAATAACGAGGCCGGTGACGGAATCCTCTACACCGCCCTGCATCGGGAACGCTTCGTGTTCGTCAAGAAAAGCCAGGAGTGGTTGCGCTGGTGCGTCCATCACTGGGACCAGGATGTGCTTGATGAGCACATCCGCGGGGCCCTCGATGTCGCCCAAACCTACCTGGACGAGTGTAAAAAGCTCGATATCCCCCTCGGGGCCCTCCAGGAGGAGCTTGACGAGGTACGTTCAGCCCTGAAAGAGGCTAATAAACTCGTTGCCGACGCCAATAAGCGGGCTAAAAAGGCTGCTGCCGCCGGGGATGACACCGCCCTGGAGGCGGTCCACCCTTCCGGATTGGCTGCCGAGTCCGAAGCGGTCCGTCTCGAGGAGAGGCAAACCGCCATCAAGGACCAGATCGCCCTGCTCAAAACTGAGCAAAAAGCCTTTCACCGGCGTATCGACCGCCTGCGTTCCCTGGCTGGAGCCAATCATTGCGCCGACTGGTCGCATATTGTAGAGAATCCCCTGGCCATTACTGGTGACGAGATCGACCAGCACCCGATGCTGCTGGCCTGCAACAACGGAGTCATCGATCTGCGTACCGGTGAGCTGCACCCGGGGAGTCCCAGTGACTGGCTCGTCAAGGCTAGCCCGATTGACTACCTAGGGTTCGATACCCCTTGCCCGACCTGGGATGCCTTCCTTGATTCGATCCAACCCGACGAGGAAGTGAAGGAGTTCCTTTCTCCGCTCCTCGGCTATGGCATCACCGGCCTGAGCGTCGAGCAGTTCATCGCCGTCTTCATCGGTCCGGGCCGTAACGGTAAGGGAATCATGTTCGAGATGATCGAGCAGATACTCGGCCCGCTGTACTGGGCGATCCAGAGCGAGTTGCTCCTGGATAATAAAAATGCCCGCTCCAGCGCCGGCGCGTCACCCGATATCGTGGCGCTTCGGGGCCGGCGGGTCGCCGCGGCATCGGAGACCGACGAGGGGCGCCGGATCAGCGCGGCGCGCATCAAGGAGCTGACCGGGTCTGACACGCTTAACGCCCGGCTGCTCTACGACAAGCGCGACACCAACTTTCGTCCGACGCATAAGCTTTTCCTGCGCTCCCAGCATATCCCGGTGGGCCTTACTAAGGACTTCGCGCTCCGCGAGCGCCTTATTTTCATCCGTTTCCCCTACATGTTCGTTGACGATCCTGCAGCCAAGGCAATCGAGGACCCGGCTAATGCCGAGATGTATCGCCTGAAGGATCGTGGACTCAAGGCTAAGTTGATGCTGGAGCTTCCCGGCATCCTCGCCTGGTTCGTGCGTGGATGCGCCAAGTGGCTGGCGGATGGGCGGCTCATGCCACCCGCATCCCTCCAGAAGGCCGTCGAGGAGCTGCATCTGGCCGAGGACTACACTGGCCGCTTCCTCTCCGACTGCTGTGAACCCGGCAGCGATATCGATTATGAGGTTTATAGCCACCTCTACCGTGCCTTCGAAGCCTGGTACAAGGAGGAGGAATGCATCGAGGACGAAAGCCCCGGTACCAAATACATCCCGACCAGCAAGAGTTTTGCCAAGGACCTGAAGGAAAAGGGGTACCGGAGCCCGGACAAGAAGACGACCGGCGGGACAAAGCGGGTCCACGGCCTGCGCTTGCTGGGCCATTCCAGTTATTCCCTGAAGTAGTAGGTTCTACTGGGGGGGCGGGGTTTCAAATTTGGGAATAATGGGCATAAATGGGAATAAGTGCAACCAATCAGAATGATTAGCCTTTATTCCGTTTATTCCCATATTCCCAAAGTCCGCAAACTCCGCGTGCGCGTGGCGTATCCATAAAACGAATCAGGGCCTCCTTAACACTGTTTTTGTTTTTCAATCTTTTGAGATTTTACAACTTTGGGAATAATGGGAATAAAAGACATAAAAAAGATAAAAAATACAATAAAAACAGCAACTTTTATTTATGCCGAAAGCTTATGCCCATTATGCCCATTATGCCGAAACAAGGAATCGCTATGACCCTGCTAGATCTGATGGAAAACAGCGCAGCTTACACCAAAAGCGGGGGGCGCTATGTGGGTCCCTGCCCGAAATGCGGAGGATCTCCGGACACCACCCGATTTGTGACTAAGATCGGGAGTGAAACTGGCAAATGCTTCTCCTGCGGGTGGTCTACAGATACTGTTTGGTACCTGCGCGAGATCAATGGTTACTCCTGTCCGGACGCCCACCGTAAGCTGGGAAAAGAGTGCACCTCTACCAGCTGTCAGGCGCGTGGCAAATGCAGCCTTGGGAAGGGGATTGCTCCCCGACAGACCTCCGACCTCGATACTCCGCATGCTGCCCGTGGAGCGCAATCGCAGCGCCAAGCGGCCTCGGCACAGTGCCCCGAGCGGATATGGCAGGAAAAGGCGGCGGCACTCGTCCAGCATGCCCACCAGGCGCTCCTCGCTGACGAGAAAATGTTGGCCTACTTGTCCGGCCGTGGGCTTCCTCTCGGCTGCGTGGAAAAAAACTGTTTGGGCTACCTCCCAGCCGATGTATACCGGGCGCGCGCATCGTGGGGGCTCCCAGTGGAACTCAAGGATGACGGTAATCCGAAAAAATTGTTTATTCCGGCAGGTATCGTAATCCCCTGGTTCGTTAACGGTGAAATCCATCGCATACGCGTCCGGAAGGACAAAGTTCGTAACGAAAAGGACGCCCGTTATTACTGGGTCCCTGGCAGTGGTAACGACATCATCTGCCTTAACCCAACGGCCAGCGCCCATGTCGTAGTGGAGAGCGATCTTGATGGGTTGCTGATCGACTGGGCGGCTGGGGACCTGGTCGGTACCATTCCGCTAGGTACCTGCAGCTCCGACCCGAAGGAAACGGCGCTAGCCGCTTTAGAAAAAAGTTTGCGGATTTTGATAGCACTGGATTTTGATGCTCCGAGAGTCCAGGAAAAGACTGGGGAGACTATCATTCCTGGGGGAAAATCCTCTCTCAAGTGGTTACAGCGTTTCCCGCGTACTGCCCGACGTTGGCCGGTGCCGTTCGGGAAGGACCCTGGAGAGGCATATCAGGCTGGGGTGGATATCAGAGCATGGATCATTTCCGGATTACCACCAGCCATGAAGGTAATAACGCGAAAGGCGGAAACAATGAACGATCCGAAAAGATTTGACCTAATCAAAGCACAGCAGGAAATAGCAGATGCCTACAGTCTCATCATGAGCAAGTGCCCTACTGGGGCCCTTGATTGGATCGCCGATAACCGCCCTGATATCCTAGACCATCTGAAACAGGCGGAAAAGGCAGTAGATTTCGCCTTTAAGACTGAAGACTCTGTACAACTGACCAAGAATTTGGCGGGCTGGCACCGTTTCCACCTAAGGGCCTTCGACATTTTCGAGGGACGGCCGCCGGTAATAGAGGTTTGACAGTTACCCCGCGCCCCGCGATCCAGGTGAGAGTCCGTGACGTAGTGGGTACCTTATAGCCCCGGGCGCGGGGGCTTTTTATCGCAACGGTTTTTAGCTGTGGCGCGGAAGCGACACGAGCGCCTGGTTAAACTGACGGGCAATGGAGGAAACGGTGAGCCAACATTACACGCGCAATACCAAGTCAGTCTCGGTTTACTGCTCCACCTGTCGGCGCAATACGATTCATCGGGTGGATGATCGGAGGTTGGGACCGTGCCTCGAGCATGTGTTTCCGCGCATTTCAAAGGATCAGGAAAAGCGGCAGAAGGCGAAAGAACAGGCAGAACAAAATCCGACGTTTGAGTTTTAATCTCTGGTAAGGAGGGGATGATGGGTTTAGCAGAAGCGAAAAAAGGGTTGCTGTGGCCGATCAAAGGCGTGCGCGTTGAGGGCGACAAGGTGATCATAGCGGTGAAGGGCGGCAATGATGTAGCACGGCGGCTGTGCGGCGAACTCCTTGACATGTTTGAAGGCGAACTTCACCAACTGGAACAGGCTCTCGCCTACAGCTCCGCCCGCTCTGACATTGAATGCTACTGCAACGGATCTCGGCACAGTGGACCGCATATCGGAGTCTGGTATGACATCACCAGCCCCGAACCGGATGAGGCAAAAGAGATGGTCAATGAGGCAGTCCGCTATTTGGAACTGCGTAAGCTGCTGAAGCGTCACCCGGAGAATTCCGACATGGTTCGGCCACTGGACATCGAGGCGATAGCATGAAATATCACGCACCTACAAAAGGTTTCCTAATTGACCAAGATGCGCTGAACTTCGTCGCCCTGTCGGTCCCCTATGTGATCAAGCAAATCCGGATTGCCAACGGGCTACCTCTGGACAGGTATGAACAGGATGGACCGCTGTCTCCGGCAGACCATGCTATGAGGGGAGTACTGGAAATGGCTGACCGTCTTGGTGTCGAAGTTGGCGCGAGATGGGGCAATGAACTGGACGTGAGGAAGGCGGGCTGAGGAGGATTTATGGAAGCTCTTTTAGAAATCATGGAATCAGCAGCAAATATGCTACGTGGAATGACTCTCGACCCTGCTATCCCTCTGCACGCTAAGGTTGCTATGTCGAGCAAAATTGTGGAACTGGAAGCGGCGGTAGAATTGGCGCTGGAAAATGGTCTTTGGGTAAACGTGGTAGATAGTTTACCTGATGCCGATATGACCGTCATGACTTATGGGGAAGATGCCGAGGAGCCTATCTGGCCTACTTACTTTGACGGGGAACAGTGGCAGGATCCGATGGGGCATGAAATTGACGGATCAATGATAACTCATTGGATGCCATTTCCTGACCCGCCCGTAACGGAGTCGGTTTAACGAATTTAGCTCAGCGCTTGCGCTGGAGCGGGTGTTAAACCCGCAAGGGAGGGCAGGATGTGTGATTGCAAAAGCAATATTGAGGCACGGCTTGTTGTGCGGGCCAAGGAGATGCACCCTGAAGCGTTAGGGCATGAAGTGAAGCTGACCGGGTACGCCTTCATCTTAGGCGAGACGGTCCAACTCAAGGGTGCTATGCCGTTCGAGTTCCGTGCCGAGTTCCCGCTGAAGCAAGGTGGATTGAAGCGGAAGGTGGAAAAGACCAGCATGATGTTCACCTTCTGCCCATTCTGCGGCGTGAAATACGATGCGCCAGCAGAAACGGAAAGCAACTGGGTCATGCACATTCTCGGTCCTGATGACGTTATCGACCAGCCGGATGAGATCACCGCGCTACGCCAGGCAAACCAGCATAACTTGGCATTTGCCAGGCTGATGGCAAACGACCCCTCGCCCAATGACCCGTACTGCGTAGCGGTAGCAGAGGTGCGGTAATGAGCGATTACTACCAGGGTAGCGATTGGTATCTCGAAAACTACATCATCTCGGAGCAAATGGAAAACTACCGGATCAACTCGTTTTATCACCATTGGCTGTACCGTGGCCTGCTTGCCGCAATAGCCGGGGATACCCGTTTTATTGTCGGGTGGGAAATCCTGGATAGCGAGTCGGTTTAACGGTTTTTAGCTGTGGCGCCAGCCACGAGCGCCAGGTTAAACCTTGGCTGGGAGGAACGGTGGAAGACGAAAATGAGTTGAACGAAGCAGAAGACAAGATCATTGACCTGCAAATGCACCTTAGCATGTCGCGTGCCTGCACCGCCGAATTGCGGGTTGAGGTCCAGCGGCTGGAATCCCTCAATAACTTCGACGCCAAGCGATTGAAGCGACTCGCCACGATCTGTGGTTTTGCCTATGGCAATGAGTCTGACGAGTTTGTGCTAGGGGTAGCGGGGTCGATCCTTGGTGAAATCTGTCAGCAGATCGAACGGGTATTTAAAAGTAATCAAGAACTTCGTGATGTGGTCGGGCAGGCCAACGATTACCTGAATACTAACCGCCTAACTAACATCGCACACGGCAGCATCTTGCACCAGAAATTGGAAGAGGCGGTGCGGCCATGAGCGATTGCAGCGGGTATACCAGTTTGGTAGAGCAGGCAAAAATAGTCGCTGATATTGGGTTCGAGATCTGTGAGTTCCTACCCGGTAGCGACTCCTGCGAGGCGTGCAAGGAATCTGGCCATCAGCTCTACTTCCAAGGTCCGTCCGACGCTGGCCGCTGCCTCTGTTTGGCTTGTATCCTGATCGAGCATGCCGACAACCAGCAAGCGTACGCTGAAATCGTACGCTTGGAGCAAGAAGGCCATACCAACCATTGCGGCTGTCGGCAGGTTTGGGGTGATGGCCAGTGCGAGTGCCAGAAGAAAGGGGTTGTCCCTGGTCCGGTATCACGGATGGTCATTGATAGCGAGTCGGTTTAACGATAAGCTGACCGCCATGCGGTCGAGCGCCGGGTTAAACCGGAGGAGGAGAAGGTAGTGAGCGGTGGCAACGGATATACAAAACTGACAGAAGAATATCAGGATAAAAGCTATGCACCCGCTCGGATTGCATACCTGGGCGCGGCATTCGCAAAGGAGTACGTCGCAGCCACGATAAAGCATTCTCCTGAGGAATGGGCCGCGCTCAAGCGCTGGGAAATGCAGCAATACCTCGAGCGGGAAGTCCGCGAGCTCAAGCTCGCCCTATGGCTCAACGAGTTGGAAGGCGATCACGGCATCATCCGCGAGGCAATTCATGTCCAGGTAGTAGCCCAGCGCATTATCGATGAGATGGTCCGGAGAATAAAGTGACCGACGTTGACGCCCGCATAGCAGACCTCGAGTCCGCCCTCAAGACTAACCTGGTCACCGCAATGGACGCCATGGCAGCCGAGCCGAATACGGCCAACATCAAGGCCTACTCGGCTGCCAAAAAGGCGCTTGATACCTTTCAGGCAGGCCAGTCGCAGGTTGAGACCGGCGAGCGCTTCAAGAACATCGAGCAGGCCGCTGCCTGGATCGCGGGCGCCGGGTACCTGGTGAGCGCGCGCACCGTCCGCAACCATGCGGACCGCAGCACCGGCTTCCCACGCAAGCAAAAGGACGGCAGCTACCTGAAAAGCGAGATCGAGGCCTACGTGACGCAGGCCTGGGAGAACCCGAGCAAGCCGAACCAGCCGGCAAGCGAAGAGGACAACGACCACAAAAATCGCTACATGAAGGAGCAGGCTGATAAGCTCACTCTCGCCAATGAGATCACTCGTAAAAACTACATTCTGCGCTCCGATGTAGAGCAGCGCTGCGCCTCAGCCGCGTCTTTCCTGAAAAAGGACCTCGGCAACTTCGGCCCCCGACTCTGTGACCATCTGGTCGACGTCATCTCCGACTATCTACGGGCCCAGGGTCTGGACATGGAGGATATCAATCTACAGGCGGTCATTCCCGATCTCCATGACGAATATGACCGCAAGCTCGACGCGTGGCTCGATCGCTACGCGCAATCAACCAGTTTCGGAGCCGAGACAGAGTGACGACCGCCCTTGCACATAGCTGGTTCCCGGGAGAACTGGAGATTTGGCGCCAAAAGGAGCCCCTCAAGGTCTCCGAATTCGCCGCCAAGCACCGGAAGGTAACCCTCGGCCAGCACCAGGGCGACTGGGATAACTCCATCACGCCCTATCTGACCCAGATCATGGATACCTACAACCTCCCCTGGGTACAGGAGATCGTCATCTGCGGCGTCCCGCAGAGCGGTAAATCCAACGGCTGCATCAATATGCACCTCTACGCGATCGTATACCGGGGCGGCAACGTCAAATATGTCATGCTCCCCAAGGAAAATCTCGCCAAGAAGATCGCCAAGGATCGCCTGATTCCGATCTACCGTATGTGCGAGCCGGTCGCCAAAAAGCTTTCCGCCAACCCGGACGATACCACGGCCAGCCGGATCGCCTTCCGCGACGGAACCGTCATCTACCCCGTCTGGGGTTCTTCCCCTTCGGAAATTTCCTCTTTCCCCGCGGACGACGTCTTCGCCGATGAGGTCGACAAGAACGAGGACCTCGCTGGCAAGGAGACCCACGCCCTCAATCTGATGGAAAAGCGGGCTACTACCTTCCGCCGCCCCAAGAAGATCAAGTGCAGCTCCCCCGCAGGCTCCGGCTCGCTGATCAGCAAGGCCTTCGACGCCTGCATGGAGCAGCTCGACTACCAGGTAGTCTGCCCCCACTGTGCAAAAGAGCAGAAAATGGTAGAGGATCACCTCACCTGGCCGGGCCAGCTCGAGTTATCCGGCAAGCTCCCCTCCTCGCAGCCAGAGATAGACCCGAAACAGCTGATCAACGATAAATCCGCCCGCTATGTCTGCGGCGGATGTGGAGTCCTTTGGAACGATATGGACCGTGACCGGGCTGTACGCCTCGGCAGCTGGAAGGCCCGCACCAAGGTGGCGCGCCCCGTCTCGGTCGGCTTCATCATCGATGCCTTCATCTGTCCGGATATCTCGCTCTCCGAATACGCGGCCGCCATCGTCCAGGCCCGCTCAGGAGACGTAGCTGACCAGATCGAGCTGGATAACTCCTACCGGGCCAAAAAATATGAAGCCGAGAGAACCACGCGCAAGGAAAGCGAAATCTTGGCGTTTGTCGATCCCTCCATGCCCCGCGAGATCGTACCGGCGGATATCCACTGCCTGCTGCTCCTGGTCGATACCCAGCAGGTAGGTTTTTACTATGAGGTGGTTGCTTTCGCCCCCGGGAAGAACCTGGAGAGCTGGACCATAGACCATGGCTTCGCGGAAAGTTTTGACCAGTTGAAGGAACTCTCCGAGCAGCGCTTTAAAACTGCCCGGGGCGCTGAGCACGGTATATTCGCCGCCTTCATTGACTCCGGCGGCGGTAGCAACCCCTCGAAACCGAAGCACAGCCGGACCAAGGAGGTTTACGAGTTCTGCAGCGATAACCCGATCTTCAAGCCGCTTAAGGGTAGTCGGGACGGAGCGCCATGGCGGGTCACCCACCTGGACTACTACCCGAGTCGAGACGGGAAAAAGATCCCGATCCCCGGCGGCGGGCTGAACCTCTACACCATCAACGTAACTATGTTTAAGAACCAGCTGGCCGGGAAGCTGAAGCTGCATCCAGGTACCCCCGGGTCCATTCATCTGCATGCCGAGATGTCCACCGATATGGGCTATGCAC